GGCCGTGGCCGATCCCGGCCGGATCGGCGAGGCCGGAGGCCGGAGGCCGAGGCCGGGAGATCTCCGGCGGCCGGGGGCGGCCGGGCTTGCCCGGCGGCCGGAGGCCGGAGGCCGAGGCCGATCTCGGCCTACTGCGGCGGCCGGGCTTGCCCGGCGGCCTACCGGGGCTACCCGGGCGGCCTACCGCGCTGGCCTACCCGGGCGGCCTACCTACCGCCTACCCGGCCAACAAAAAGCCCCGGGGGCTACCCGGGGCGCATACCGCCTACCTACCGCCTACCGCCTACCGCAAACCTTTGCGGAGATCAGAGCGGGCGCTGTGGAAGGCATAGGTGAAGTTGCGCAGGATCACCTTGATGTCTTCCTCGATCTCGCCCGCAGTAACATCCTCAAGATCTTCAGCAAAAACAGCGTGAAGGCGCGCAGCCAAGTCAGCGTGGGCGCTGGCGATGGCCTTATCGAAAACCTCGGCGGCCTCGGTGGCGCGCTTGGCCTGCGCCTTGTCCTGCGGGAGGGCAAGGTGGTCTACCTGTTCGCCCCACGCCAGCGCATCGATGCAGGCGCGGGTATATCGGCGATGGGCGCGGACGATCTCAAAGGTGCGGATTGCGTCTTCGCGCACCGGGTCGGGCTGGCCGCCGTTGAAGACCGGGTCGGGCGTGTTGTGGATGAATTCCTGCAAGCGCTGCTCTTCGGCTGCGGAGATTTGCCAGATGTCGCGCAGTTTGTCGTGCGCGGGCTGGAGGGATTCGTGGGGGATGGGCATTGATGTTTTTTGGTTTTGGTTTGTGGTGGGTTACTGGGTGGGAAGGTTAAGCAGGCTGTATGCTTTCTGGAGATCGCGCTCGGCCAGTTCGTAATTGTGCTGGGCTTCATAACGAATGCCATCGCGCTCGGCATCGCTGCCCGGCGCGTCGGACTGGGCGAGAAGCACCCGGGCTTTGTGTCGGTAATACTTGGCGCAGTCAATCAAGTTGACGGCCACGATGTGATTGTGCTGCTTGGCGTGAAGTGCATCGATCTCAAGGATCGGAGCGCAGCGGCGATGGGCGTTTAGGATGTCGGTCTGATTGCTGTGCCAGATCGCGCGGATCTGGTCGTGGGTCGGGATCGGGAGGGAACGCATAAGGACATCCAAGGTCTACAGGCGGCCGGCATAGTCAACCGAAAAGAAAAGCCCCCGGGCTGCGGGGGCTGTGATCTCATTCGTCTTTCGGATCTAGTACTAGGGCGAGGACGATGAGCGCGGCGAGGACGGCGAGTCTCATTCCCGGGGGTCTTTCAGGATTGCGTCCCATCCCTCTTCCCGGCCGATGTCGAGCGCGGCCTCGATCATCGTGTCCCAGAGATCGGCGGCCTTCGCCGGGCGATCCTCATCGGTTGCGGCCAAGATCCCGATCACCAGATCCTCGCCGAGATCGAGCGCTTCGCAGCGCCGGAGGGAATCCGGCAGCATATCGCGCAGGCCGGAGTCTACCCCGACTGCGCCGAGCGTACCATTGAGGGTGTACTCGGCTACCTTCCGGGTATTGGTCTGGAGGGATCGCGCGTGGGCGACCACGAACATACCGAAGGTGACCGCACTGTAGCAGCAGCCGGGCAGGCGTGAGCGGCCTACCTGTGCGTCCGCTGCGATCATCGCAGCCTTGAAGGCGCGGAAGTTGCCATCAATGGGAGCGCATACCACGCCCCCGGATTTGCTCTTCGGGTTCACTTGGATTCCTCCTTCTGCTCGGGCTTGATGTGGGATCCGAAGTGATCGTCCTTGCACAGGGTATTGGCGATCACGCCAGACCAATTCTTGGCGAGGCGGGTGATCTTGTACGAGATGGAGCGCCGGAGGTTCCAGAGCATATCTTGGATTGTGCGCTCCTCGCTATCGCCGAAAGATCGGTACTCCATACCGACCAGCGCCCACTTGATCTTCTCCCGGGTTTCCTCATCGAGGGAGGCGGTGGCCTCCTCGATCTTCTTGCGGTTTTCCCCGGTGATCTTCTGGCGCTCGGTGCGATGCCTGTGTTCGGCGACCTTCATTTGGTAACGCGCCTCCTTAAGTTGGGCGTAGTAGTTGAGCAGGCGCTCGGCCTCGGCCGCGACAAACATTTCGCGGTACATGGTGTCGGCGCGCTCTTCGCGGTCGCCCTCGGCCTTGATGTCGGCCAACAGGCGCTGAATGTATTCTTCGGTGATCATATGTGTGTGGGTGGAAATTAATTAGGCGTTATTCTGTTCCTCCTCGTACTTGTCCTGCTCATCAACGCTCCGGACTGTGATCTCCCAGTTTGTAGAGGAGGTGCTGGTACAATCCTCATCGACAAGCGCGAGAAAGTCCTCCGGGTTGATGATTGTTTCTTGGTAGGCTTTCTCGGCAGCGGCCTTGGATGGCGCTGGGATTTCCTGCGTGATCGTGATGATGTGTGTGATGTAATAGGTCTTAATCGACATATGTGTGGTGGGTGGAAATTAGATGACCTCCGAGGTGGCGCGGAAGTTGTGGACGAACTTAACCTCGACCAAGAAGTACTCGCGGCGGGGATCGCCGTCCTTGGCGTACTGGCCTTGGATCAGAGCCTCGGCGATGTCGCCGTGGATCGGGAGCAAGTTTTCGTTGCCCCAGTTTTCGGTGTGCCAGCCATTCTCGTCTTTCCAGACGATGATGTGGTCGGCGTTGCGGTTGATGGTATTTTCTAGGGGGATGCTCATATGCGTACTTGGGTTGGAAATTAGCCAAAGATTACTTCGCCATAGACGGCGATCTGGAGCATCGCCCCGGAGTCTACGACATCCATATCACCTGCGACATCCTCGTCCCCGGCGATGAGGCGGGCGATGAATGCGCGGTGGTGGCTGGCAATCTTGGGATCTAGCAGGCGCAGGTACAGGCGGCGGCCGAGTTCCTCCGGAGTCATCCGAATGTCTGGAAGGATCGCGTTTTCCGGGTGAGCGTCCGGGCTGGGGGTCAGCGTCACCTCGGCGTAAAAGCGGCCGTTAGGCTGATCGCCGTGCTTGTACTTCTTCCATTCGTGGAAGTCGTCTCGGGTGTAGCAGCCGCCTTCGGTGGCCGTCACGATGATGTTGGACATCGCTTCCAAAGCCGCATCAGTAAAGGCCGGAAGTGAGTTTTCGTTATTAGTAGGGTTGTGCATAAGCCCGATCTTTATCGGCCGGGCGCACAGCCAAGTCAACCCATCATTTAACTTTTTTCAAATCAGCCTCGGCGGCCAAGCAAACCTCTTCCGAGAGCGCGTAAGGCACAAGCGCCCGGGCGGCTGCATCGTTAGCCCGGACGATCGCCCCCTTCAGATCTCCGGCGGCCGAGGTGTGGCAGGGCGCTCCGGCCTGACAGGGCGGCCGTAGGATCAGGCTCGGCGGGAATCCACCCCAGAGATCCGTGGGCTTCTGGGCATCGCTTCCATATCTGCAATAGGTCACAGTACGGCGCTCCAGATCTGCCACCGCATTCATATGACGCATCTTACCAACCGGGTTTTCAATGATGAAGTACCTCGGCTGCAATTCATTGATCAAGGCCATAGTTTTTTCTAGGATCTTGATGCCGAGTTTAGACTTAACGCTAATCGGGATCGGATCTCCTACCTCGGGGGTATGCCAGTTGAACGCATACCTCAATCGACTGAAGCCTTCGCACGGAGGCGATGCGAGGATGATGTCCGGCCGCCAAGGGAAGTCGGAAGCCTTGGCATCTAGGATGTTCATGCAGATATCAGGAGCGAACCTATTGTTGTTATCCAGCCTGACGACATCGTGACCTCGCTTGAGAAACGCGCTGCTCCAGCCGCCAAGACCACAGAAAAGATCGATGGCTTTCATCTGTACCTCGGGTGATGATCCAGCATACCCCTGACAATATCCTTCAACCTTTTCTTGGATTTAAACGCATACCTCGACGCATAAGTCACCTTGAATTGCGGACGCTCCGCATCGATGATCGGGTAGATGTTGTAGTCTGCCCACTCGATTGCATCCTCCGTGGTGTAGTTATTCTGTGCGACAAGTATCTGTACGATCCTTTCGTGGGAATACACCAGCACCTTGTCTCTGGATATACCTACGATAGCGTTGTCGAACACCTCGGCAGGCTCAATCCTGATGGCGTAATCAGCGAACTTTTTGTTTATCGACATAAGCGATTCTGTTTCCGATCCAACGCATAACATGGACGCACATACTGTTTCCGAGTGCGTGTTGTCTCTGTGTGAACGGAGGCTCTCCTCCATTCCATTCAATGTTAGTCCAGTCATCGGGAAAGCCTTGAAGGCGCTCCCACTCACGACTGGTCAACGATCGAATGAAGTTACTGGTTGCGATGTGTGGTGCTTGGTCACCCGTGTTGCTCAATAGAGTTGGGAAATGCCTCATAGAGGGAGATGCTCCTGCTCTGCGCCTGAGATTTCCGGGTTGGAATGAGACAGCCGTGCCACTTTGTTCAATGCATTCCTCAAGAGATCCGGCATCTCCTTGTTCCGGGCTTCTGCCCTTTGCAGTATTTCCAAGCAGAGATCCGCGCTCAAGTAGCACCGCTGCGGGACTTCTCCAATCGGATCCAAGGCATCCGACAAGGAAGACTCGACGGCGTTTCTGCGAAGTTCCGAAGCCTGATGCGTCCAGAACCCGGTAGGAGATGCTATACCCCAGTTCAACCAGCGAGCGCTGGAAGGCCAAGAAGTCTCGTCCGTTGTTGCTGGAAAGAACGCCAACGACATTCTCCCAGAGGATCCATCTTGGAAGGAACTTCTTAGCAATTCCTCCAAAGGACATTGCGAGTTGGCCACGAATGTCATCCATTCCTCCTCTGTCGCCCAAGATTGAGAATGACTGGCAAGGAGTCCCGCCGACCAGAAGGTCGATTGATCCGGGTTCGATTGGCCATTGCTCATAGCGAGTCATGTCCCCCAAGTTCGGCACATTCGGGAATCGAGCCTTCAGCACGGCGCTCTGGAACTCCTCGATCTCGGAGAAGGCGACGGCCTTCCAGCCAAGAGGTTCCCATGCTACCGATGCGGCCTCGATGCCGGAGCATACGGAAAGAAATCTCATTTCGCATCGATGCCTAGGATGGCTTTGAGGTAGCGGGTGCGGAACTCGATGACATCCTCGCCGAGATCTGGCTGTACCTTGGCCTCGTTGATCTTGCTGCCGTACAGGCGCACGGCCTCGGCGATCGAAGCCCAGAGTTTGTCGTACCTTCGGTACATGATGACCTTCTGGGACAGCGTGATTTCCTTGGCCGTGGTCTTGGGGTCACGGCAGGCAAAGGCTAGGCAACGCAGGGTGTTCCAAGAGAGTTCCGGGATCGTGTCGTCTCCGACAGCGTCCTCGAAACGCTCGGCCGCGCGCGGCAGGAGTTTGAAGTAGGAGACCGCTTCTTCGACGGTCTTAGGCTTGGTGGTTTTCGTGGTCATGGATGGAGGTGAGAGGGATGCCGAATTTGTTGGAGTGTACCCCGACCACATTATTGCTTTCGCCGTGGGTCGTGATCTCGATGGGGGTGATGCAGTAGGACGCATCACGACCCAAGGTCTTGTTGTGCCGCTTGATTGCATCAACACCGTACTCCTTCGCCTTCTCTTCGTTGACGAAGTTAAGCAGGGATACGGTCTTTTTGTCGCTGTATTCCCTGACGATGCAGAGAATGAATTGATTGTGAGTGTGCATAGGAAGGACGGATACAATCCATACCTAGCCCACCACAGTCAACCACTAATTTTAGCCTTTTGTGTTTTCTTCGGCGGGAGGGGTGACATCGACAACCGGGCTACCAAAACCGAGAAGTTTGTTGATGTCGTCAGCCGAGATGCGCAGTTCAGCCTTTACCTGTACGGTGGGGGCAGGGTCAACGAGTTTCTCCATCTTGTCGATGGCGATCGCCGTGGGCAGCATCAGTTGACCAATGGGAATGTCGTCCACCTCGTTGTCTAGGCGCTGCAATGACTTGTCGATGAACGAGGCAAGGCGGGCTGCGGTGCGGCGCTTGAACGCCAGCATATCCAATTGGCCTGCGTCCGCAAGGTTGTTGCGCATCTCACGGACGGTGTCGGGGTCGGCGGCTACCAGTTTGGCCGTCTCGGCCGGGGGAGTGCCTTGCTTGAGCAAGGACTCGATCCGTTTCTTGGTCGCCTTGGGGAGTTTAGCACCAGCGCCGGGGCTGGTGGTATCCATACGCTCATACTTTGGCTCTGAATCCATACCTCAATAGTAACTGGTTGACTTGCAATAGCAAGCAAGATACAGGGGGAAATGGAATTCACCTTACATCTGCCGCCCCCTCCTACGCACCAAGCGGCGCTGCGTATCCTCAAGACCCGGGATGGCCGTCAGTTCATCGGCAAGATGGCTAGTTCCAAGGCCGCAAAGTGGTGCAAGGCCGCTAATCTGCTCATCAAATCTGAGATGAATAGGCGAGGATACCATAAAGCCTGTGGCTGCCTAGGGGTAACCGTCACATTCTACTACAAGCACACCAAGGAGTCCGAGCGTGAGAGTCGAAGGACTGGAGACCCGCTTGTGATGAAGACCACCCGTCCTGACTTGGACAACCTAGCGAAGTCTGTACTGGACTGTCTAGTACAGTCGGATGCCATCGAGGATGACGGCAGGATCTTCTGGTTGACCCTCAAGAAATTTTATGCGTCCGAAGAGAAAGTTGTTGTTGACATTAACTGCGACTCCGAGGACAACTAACTCGCACTACGCACACAATGAGCAATAAAAACGCCATCATCCACGATCTCCCGTCCAAGGAGTATCGTTCCCGCCCCGGGGCTAACGCCTCGTTCCTGAAGAAGTTCGCCGTCTCTCCGCTGTACGCAGCCAATGACGATTTCGAGTCGTCCGCTGCCACGGATCTCGGCGAGTACATCCACGCCCTCACCATCGACCCGGCGAGCCTTGAGAACTTCGCCTGCCTCCCGACCACGGGTGAGGGCAGCAAGAAGGCTCGGGACGCATGGCGCGCCGAACACCCGGACGGTGTGCTGTTGTCGCCGTCTGCGATGGAGAATGGCAAGGCCGCCGCTGCCGCCTTGAAGACCAATCGACACTTCAACCAGTATATGTCGATGCCCAGCATGAAGACCGAGGTGTCGCTTTTCTGCGAGCATCCCAAGTACGGCTTCCCCATGAAGGCTCGCATCGATATGCTCGTCCAAGAGGATGACCGCATCCTCATCGGCGATGTCAAGTCCTACGGAAAGCCGCTGACCAAGAAGACCCTCTTCTGGGATATCCGTGACCGGGGCTACGACATTCAGTTGGTTCATTACCGCCGCTGCCTCCAGATCATCACCAATCGCACCCCGGAAGAGATGGCCTTGTTCTTCATCGAGAGCGAAACCAAGGCGCATGACAGCGCCAAGGTGATGCTTGACGAGGGCTGGCTGGCACACGCCGAGCATCGCTTGGACGAGTACTACCGGATCTACGCCGACTGCCATGAGTCGGGTGTCTTCCCGGGCTTCAACTTCGGCCACGCGCTCACGCTCACCCTCGGGGATAACCTGTCGTGAGCCAGCCAAAGGAAGGGTACGGCCTCTGGGTTCCGGGGGCGGTACTCTCACGCACCGACATCAGCCTAGAGGAGAAATGCCTCTACGGGCTGCTGGAGGTCTTGGACACGGGCGATGGGTGCTGGGCATCCAACGACTGGCTCGGAAGCCGCCTAGGCGTAAGCGAGAGGGCAATCCAGCGCTATCTGGCTAGGCTTGAGGAGGTGGGTCTGGTGGTCAAGGTGATCAACGAGGCCGCCGGGAACCAGCGCCGTGTCCAGACGGTGGGGGTCAAGGCTGTCGTCACCCCCTCACGCCAATCTGTCGTGACCCTTACGCCAAGTTGTCGTGACCCTCACGCCAATCTGTCGTCCAAGAGTAGAAGTGAGAATAAAAATGAGACAGATACAGAACCCCTACCCCTTGTTTTGCCTCATGGCGAAACCTTCAAGAGGGCTTGGGGTGAATGGGTGAACTATCGCACGAAGACCAAGAAGCGCCTTTCCCGGTTCGCTCAGGAAAAGCAACTCGGCTTACTGCAAGGGCTGACCGAGCAGGAGGCCGTTGAGTGCATCAACCGATCCATCGCCAACGACTGGCAGGGTCTGTTCCCGGAGAAGAAGCCCAAGTACGGTAGTAAACCTTTTTCCAAAATCTTGACCAAGGAGGATCACGACCATGGGTTCTAGCAACAAGTGCAAGGGTTGCGGCGGCATGGTAACCCCGACATACTGCCAATCCAAGGGGACATTCCGAAACTTCTTCACCTGTAAGTTGTGCGCCGAAAGCGGCAAGACATCCTACTGGGACTTCCCTTTTGACTTCCCTCAAGTCTTGGGGAGAATGAATCTCGTATGGGCAGAAAGGCATCCCGAGTACCCAATCGCATTTCACGACACGGATATCAGCAGGCTAGGTGGAGGACTCCGCACCGTCATCAACTGGGAGCCGTCCGAAAAGCCGTTCTTGCTGCTACACGGAACGACAGGGGCAGGCAAGAGCCGGACGGCTTGGATGGCGTTCAATAGGTTATGGCGTAAAAACTATCCGGATCGCGCCGTATGGCTTCCCATGCGCAAACTGGAGGCGGCCATCGAGCGCGGCTTCGATGACCACAAGCACGGACAGGTACTAGATTACTTCTGCACCGTCCCGCTGCTGGCCTTGGATGACCTAGGCAAGGAGCGCTTGACCGCCCGGATGGAGGCCGACCTGTTCGGGATCATCGATGAGCGAACCCAGAATCTGCGACCTACAATCATCACCACGAATTATAATGGCAACACCCTCCTCGAAAGATTTGGAAACCAAGAGACCGGACAAGCCTTCCTCCGCAGGCTCCGTGAGTTCAGCACCGCAGTACAGGGTTAGGGGTCTAGACCTGAAGCCGTTCCCTATGCGATGGAAGGTAGAGTCGGATAAGGACGGCTACACGGTCAACCTCGCCGATGACTCCTGCACTTGCAATCATTGGATCTACAGGCTGTGCAAGAACCAAGGTGAAGCCCGGCGCTGCAAACACATTAACCTAGCAAGAAACCACCTGTTAAATACTTTTATCGAAAGCCAAAAAAGTCGTTGACACAGCAATAAAACATCCACAGAACATACACATTCCTATGAAACGCTTACTGTCACTCCTCATCGCATTCGCTTCCTGCGAGGCGAAGACCATCGTCAATGAAGACCTCATCCACAAGGTCGCCATCATCGAGTCCAACATCAACGACGATGCCATCGGCGACTATGGTCGTAGTCTTGGTGCTTTCCAGATCGGACAGGATGCTTGGGCAGATGCCGTGGCCTACAACCGGGTGACCGCTGGCCCACACGACAGCACCCTGCCGACCAACTGGAAGGTCTACGCCCACGACTACAGCGTGGCGCATCGTGCCGCAGAACTCATCCTGCTCATGCACGAAGCCCGGATGATCCGCAACAAGATCAAGCCGACTCCGATGAAACTGTACATGGCCTACAACATGGGCTACAACCAAGCCGCCTCGTTCAACTTCAATGTCAATGTGACCTACGGGAAGCGCAAGGCTATCCTGCTGCGCGCACAGAAGATCCTTTCCAAATGAGCGACCCAATCGGAGATATCAAGTCCTTGCTGCGCATGGCAGAGCAGCGGGCAGAAAGCGCAGTCCGCAGACGGGATGAGCAGATGAACCAGATCATCTACTTGTCCGACAAACTCGCCAAGGTATTCCACGACCTTCGCGCGTTCAACAATTCCCATGGCCGTGATCTGCACCCGGAAGTGCAGGACGCTTTCAACGCAGCGTGGCGCAACCATGAGGCTTCCTTTGATATCTGGCAATCCTACTATAACAATTCCCAACCCAATAATACCAATGAGTAATACTGAAGAGATGATTAACAAACTCCGCGCCCCATTCGCTGCTGACCGCATCGAGTGGCGCATCGGCTCCTGCGGCGAGAAGTCGGACGGATCCGTCTGGGCGCGCTGCCTCGCCTACATCGACAACCGTGCCGCCATGGAACGCCTCGATGAAGTCTACGGCATGGACTGGTCTCACGAAGAGAAGTTCATGCAGATCGGCGGCCAAGCCGTCTGCA